CCTCGCGCCTTCTCTCTCTCTCTCTCTCTCTCTCTCTCTCTCTTTAAAGAAGTAAGAGGTAATAAGGTAAAATGAGGTAAAGCCCCACTGTGAGCTACACCTCGCTGGGGTGGAAAATTACCTTTTAAGAGCGCACGAGGTAAAAGTTGCCTAAATTTTAAGCAGATGTTAAGTGGCGAGCACTTTGCACATTGTGTATAAAACTCGCCTCATCTCGTGAGTGACCGCCAATCCTAGGGTTTACCGATAGTAACCACTAACATAACTTATACACATTGTGCAGTAGCCTCGCATACACATTGTGCAATAGGTTAACATCTGCCTATTATTTAAGCAGTTGTTAAGTGTAGCCGCAGTTACCTATCGCACCCAGGTGCAACGCGGCCGCAGTTACCATGTGCAGCAGGGGGGCTATCAGTACGCGGGGATGCACTGGGCGCGGGGCTTTACATATAAAACTTTGGGACACCCCGCCCCCCTCCCACGGACGGGGTGTTCAAATTACTGCCCTCCGTACCAAACTGCGCGCCAAGAAAAGGTTTGTGCACAATGTGTATAACGTAACTATCCGCACCCCCAAGCCCCAATATCGCAACCCCTTGACACATCCGTCACCATGTAACATCATCTTGTGTATGAGTCTTTCAGCCCAACAATTGCTATCGCAAATCAGTGATGACCGTGCACTAGGTGCAGCGTTACTCTTTCCGCATCGCCATCGCCAAGTCAGCCCTGAGTTCCACGTCAATGTCTTTGATATGTGGCGTTCAGCCGACCAGTTCGTGAGTATCGAAGCGTTCCGTCAAGGGGCTAAAACTACCATTTCTGAGGAGTTTTTATTGCTTGAAGGGCTATTTGCTAACTTCAAGTACTGCTTAATCTTTGGTGAGACGTACACAAAGGCTTGTCAGCGTATTGAGGCCATGAAGCATGAGCTGAATACGAATATGCGAATTTACGAGCTGTTCGGTAAGATGAAGGGTGACAAGTGGGCTGAGAATAAAATTATTCTAGGCAATGGTGTGGCTATCGAAGCGCACGGCTGGGATGAGGAGATTCGCGGTTATTTGCATCAAGGTAATCGACCTGACCGCGCTTACCTTGATGACATTGAAACAGAAGAGCGTGTGCGTAACTCTGACGAGGTTGACCGCAACTGGAAAAAATTACACAAGCAACTCATGCCTGCTATGGACAAAGAGTTTGGCAAAATTCGTATGACAGGTACGCCACTAGCTGATGACTGCATGATACGTCGTGCAGCTAATTCAAATCATTGGGTACACGGGCATTTTCCAATATGTGACCGAGAGATTGACGACCCTGAAGCCAAATCATTGTGGGCTGAGCGGTATCCGATGGAGTGGATTAAAAACTTGCGTGACCAAATGGCTTCCGAGGGGATGCTCAGGGAGTTTATGCAAGAGTACATGCTTGTGCCAACTGGGGCGCAAGGTAAGCCATTCGATGAGACTATGCTACGCTTTCAAGACTTACCACCTGCAATGTACTCCCCGCGTGTGGTCATCATGGACCCAGCGCGTACAGTCGAGGTCAAAAAGTCTGACCAAACGGGGCATGTCACAGTATCTCGTGTAGGCACCCGCATTTACGTCCACCAATCAGGGGGCGAGTACTGGCAACCTGATGAGATTATTAACGGGGCGTTTGAGATGAGTAAGCGTCACGACGACGCGGAAGTGGCGATTGAGAAAAACTCACTTGATGACTGGCTACTGCAACCAATGCGAGCCAAGATGCTCACGATGGGTAAAGCCCTTAAACTTCGTACACTTCAAGCCCCGCAAGACCGAGATAAAGCGGCTTTCATTATGGGACTAAGGCCATTCTTCCTAGCAGGCGACATTATCCTTGTGGGTGGCCGTGCTGCTCACCAGCAACTTGTCAGCCAAATTGTTAACTTCCCGTCAGGCAAACGAGACATTCTAAACGCGCTGGCTTACGCACTGAAAGTGTTTAGTGGTATCCCCATCTATGGCGAGTTTGGTGACCACAACATTACGCAATTGACCGACGTGGGTCGCAATACTCAGTTGCTATTGGGGATGAACGCAACAGCCACAGAGACAACTGGCGTACTATGTGCGCTTGATGGTCAGCATTTGACCGTGTTAGCTGACTGGGTTAGCCCACTGATGCCTAATGACGCGGTGCCTGACATTGCATTACTGCTTCGCGCCATGTACCCAAACAAGCGCATCTCAGCGTGGGTGCCTGCTGACGTGTTTGACCAAGTGGGGCGCAATCCACTGGTGACAGCACTGCGCACAGCTAAAATACCAGTCAATCGTGCTGAGAACGCAGTCATGGCACGAGGCGCATTATCGCCAATGATACGCACGGAAAAGGACAATAAACGCCTACTTCGCGTGGATGACAATGCCCGTGACACCTTGCAGGCATTGGTTCAAGGATACAATTGGCAACTCAAGCCAAACGGTGATAGGTCAGGTGAGCCTGAACGTGGTTCAGCAAGAACTTTAATTGAATCACTTGAGTGCTTGACATACGCAATAAACAAGGTGAATAATGACACAATCCAATATAAACCTAATGCTACTAATGCGTTGGGGACACCCTACATATCAGCATTATCGAGGTAATGATGGCAAAACAGAAGCCTAAAGACGACGACAAGAAGCTTCCTAAAGAAGCTCTTGAGAATTGGGCATCTAAGCCTGACTCAGACATCTACAACGACTGCGTTGGTAAATATGCTGATATTGAAAAAGCTTATAAGAACCGTGAAGAGGCAGATGAGGCGATTACGGAATATTGGCATATTTATAATGCTGAACCTGATGACAATCAAGCTTATCAGGGTAATTCTAAGTGTTATGTGCCTGTGGTACGTGACGCTATCACTGCCCGTGCTAAACGCTCACTTAAACAATTATTCCCAAATAAATATCAACACGTCGATGCAGTAGGCTCCGACAATCAAAAACCTTACGACCAGTTATCTCTACTTGAGCATTACATTCGCTCAACCAAACTAAAATCAGTTGTACGTTCAATGCTTGTGGCAGGTGACGTGACAGGTCAATGGAATTTGTATGTGGACTGGTTACGTGATGTGCGCTCAGTCACAAACATGATACGTAAAAACCCAGCGATGCAAACGGCTGACGGTGCCGAAGTTGAATTGCTAGACCAAGACGATGAAGTTGAAGAGTTAGTCGATGATGAAGTCATTGAGGAAGGTCCAGTCATTACGGACTTTGCTACTGAGGACATGATTGTCATTCCGCCAACCGTCAACAACATTGAAAAAGCTGACATTACAGCTATCAAACTCCGTATGAGCAAGGCGCAAGTCAAGCGCATGGTCGATGATGGCATTTTTGTATTGCCTGAGGACAGCGAGATTGGTGATTGGGTAGCTAGCCACAAAGGTCGTGAGAAACGTGTCCCTGAAAAGAAACGTACAAGCGAAGCTGGTATTAAAACTGAAGGCACTTTAAAGTACGCTTTAATCTACGAAGCGCACATGATGCTTGAGTTTGAAGAAGGTAAGAAGTCATTAGCTTACGTGTACTACTCAGGTGAAAATGAAGTTGTCGGCATTATCAAAGCTCCACAATGGGGTCAAAAACGCCCAATTATTTCAGCTCCAGTTGAACGTATTAGCGGTTCATTTAATGGCATTTCTAAGATTGAAGCGGTTAAATGGCTTCAATGGAACCTAAACGACTTCTTCAACATGGGTCAAGACTCAGCGATGTATTCATTGCTACCGATTGTAATGACTGACCCTGAGAAAAATCCTAACTACGCCATGATGGTATTTGGTTTGGCGGCAGTTTGGCCAGTTGACCCTAATTCAACGCATTTCCAAAGTTTCCCACAATTGTGGAAAGACTCCATTCAGATGTGTCAATCTATCAAAGCTCAAATCCACGAGTCGCTTGATGTGAATGAGATGATGATGGGTCGCGCACCGTCAGGTCGTAAGAACAATGCGGCCGTTGGTGCTCAGATGCAAGAGTCGTCTGTGTCAATTGTCGACCACGCTGAACGCTTTGAAGAGGAAATCTTAAACCCTCTGATGGAACGTTTCTTTGAGTATGACAGCCAATTCCGAGATAAAGAGCTAACCACCATTACAATGGGTGAGATTGGCGCGGAAGCCATGATTAAACAAATTCCAGTCCAACAATGGGGACAACGGTACTTCTTCCAATGGACTGGTACGGACTTTGTGATGAACATGCAACGTATGCAACAACAAATTGCTACGATGAACGTATTGCGTGGCATTCCACCGCAACAAATGAATGGTCGCAAGCTAGACATTACACCTGTGCTTGAGATATTGGTTCAAAACGTATTTGGGAATGAGCTTACTAACCGCATCTTAATTGACGAGCGCAATAAGTTCAGCATATCCCCTGAGATTGAAGATGAAATGATGGTCAACTTAATCGCAGTGGATACCCATGAGGCTGATGATGATGCAATGCACTTGCAACAGCACCAGTTAGCAGCTCAAATCTCAGGCGACCCCGCTGGTATATTCCGTGGCCACATGCAAAAGCACATTGAAAACTTACAACGTAAGCGTCAGATGGCAATGGGGGCACAGCAAGCACCACAAGGTATGACTGGCGTACCAGGCGGTGCTGGACCAGGTGTTGCAGGTACGCCACGCATGGGTGCTCAACCACAAATGCCACGACCTGGACAAAATCCACCTGGTGCTATCCCACAAGATGCTATGATAGGTGCACCTGGCCGCGGATAATTTGAGAGCTAAATCATGTTGACAAAACCAATCGAATACAGCATCCCAATAACCCCTGATACAGCGGTTAAAATGGCTCTTAATTTGAGCACTAAAACAATTTACTACGTCGATGACAATGGCATTATTCAAATTGTCGGCAGTGTGGCTTCCAATAATGGTGTTTTTAACAATGTCACTATTACTGGCGGTACTATTCAAGATGTCGCATTGACACTTGATAGCTTAGACAATACCCCAATTGGTTCAAATACCCCATCGACTGGACGATTCACTACGCTAGCCACAACTGGCTTAGCAAGCTTTAATAGCATGTCAACTGCTAATGCCACCATTACTGGCGGTACTATCAGTGGCGTTGCATTGACACTTGATAGCTTAGACAATACTCCAATTGGAGCGACTACCCCGTCAACTGGGGCATTTACTACGTTAGGTGCGACTGGCGTTATTACTAGCACTTTAGCTAATGGCACTTCCCCATTTAGTATTGCTAGTACGACAGTTGTACCGAATTTGAACGTGTCTCAATTATTGGGTAATACTTGGGCTGTGCCAGGCACTATCGGTAGTACTACACCTAACAGTGGTGCATTTACTATTTTGTCAGCAAATAGCGTGACTA